GACCTGCTGAATAAATTTTTTAGGAGAAGAGTATGGAAGTTCTTTTTACTAGGTCTGGACGTAAAACAAGTCCAATGCCTGAGATAAGAAATAACGTAAGATTAAGAGATTTAGATAGTGCAAAGTTAAAAGATTGGCTTATCAAAGAAGCCGCCGAAGAAGCATTTTCTTTAGGTGACAGAACTTCTGAGACATACTTTATTAATTTAAGTTACCTTCTTCTCACTCCAGAAGAATTTAGTATAGCATCGGAATATTTATTCGGACACACCTTGAAAGGATACGAAAAAGAAAGACGAATAAAATATCAAAATTAGGAGAATAAAATTTGAGAAACGAAGTTTATAAAGATTGTTTAAATAGTGTAAAAAATAAGGGTGGATTACCATTTTGGAAAGAACTTTCTATCAAACATGGTTATCCTAGTAAAAACGCAATTCGTGTAGCATTTAATAATGAGAGAAAAAAAAGAGGAGATGCTATAAACGAAAGCGACTATTATAAAGAGACTATTGAAATAAAAGAAGATGGAAGCATCTTTTCTGACAGACTCGTAGAAATTTGTGAATCGGACTTGAAGAATCCTGAAAAGATGTTGATTGCTCATGGGTTTGAAGTAGATAAATGGGTTATCGTTTCATGTAAAAATAACTTATGGCATGGAATGAGAACTAAAGATAGGGGAAGAATTATTCTTTATCAATCAAAATTGGTTGTGAAACCAATCGTTGATTCGGGACTAACGCTCGCTGATATTGATGATTTTTTCAATAAGGCTAGTTTTAATATTGAAAAAAAGAAAAGACAATCTATCCCGAATAAAAGTGGAAACGTATTAGAAATAAATCTTGCAGACCTTCATATTGGTGCTTTAGCGATTTCCGAAGATGAAAATTCATCCCTCTCCGAAAAGTGTTTTAGGGTTGCTGATGATATTATTGAAAGAACAAAAGATATGAAGATTGAAAAAATATTGCTTGTTCAGTTGGGAGACATTTTTCATTTTGATACATTTACGACAACAACATCTCGTGGAACTCATATGTCAACAGACAGAAGTTTTCCAAGCATGTTCGATGAAGGCGTAAATATCATGATTGAAATGGTTGAAAGGTTGACCGCAGTTGCTCCCGTTGAGATTATCAATATTTTTGGCAATCATGACAAAATTACATCATATACATTGGGAAAATCTTTGGAATTCTATTTCAAGGATAGAAAAGATGTTGAGGTTGATACATCCCACCTATCCAGAAAAGCCAGAGTTTTTGGAAAATGTTTAGTTGTATGGGCGCATGGAGATATGCCAAAAAAGAGTATTTTTTCATTGCCTCAAAAAGAATTTAGAAAAGAATTTGGAGAAACCGAATATGCTGAGATACATGCGGGACACTTCCACTCACAATCAACTCAGGAAAAAGATGGCTCTATTGTCAGATATTTACCATCCATGTCTAATTTAGATGGATGGAGTTATGAACAAGGATATACTGGAGGATTAAAATCAACCATTTCATTCCTATGGAATATGGATGATGGGCTAAAAGCAATTTGGTTTACAAATGTATAAAATTTTTAAGTTTTTATTAATTATGCCATTCTTGGCGATTAGTCCACAACTTAGAGATTTTATCTTAAAAGAAAAGTTGTTTATTTAGCAAAATCAGGTCGAGGTGTACTAGGTAAAGGCGAGACGCTCATTTTATTCTCCTTTGTTTAATTTTATTGTCTACGGGCAAATTACACCTGTATAATGCCCACGCTACCTGTTGTTTAAAATTTCGTTTACTACCATACTTATCTACTACGCATAATAAGCATGGTAGTAAAATATGCCTCAATCGCATAGAGGACGATTGCAACCGTTTTGTAAGCGGTAGAGTAAAATCCACGTAGGTTCGAATCCTACTTGAGGCTCTTGTAAGAAAATTTATCCCATCGTTTGATGGGATTTTTGATTTAAGGAGAAAATAGAAGTGGCTACAACAAAAAAGAAAAAAAGGATTGTAAAAGAATTGTACTGTAGATATGGCGAACACATGACACCACAAAAGAACTTCTATTCTGCCGTAGATAAATTCTTGGATAAGAATGGATATTTTTCTGTATGCAAAGATTGTATGGGTGAAATATACTCAAATTTTTATGCTGTGGAACATGATATAAACCGAGTTATTTACAAGATGTGTAAAGCATTAAATGTTCTTTACAATGACAGTGCCGTTGAAACAACTAAAAAAATGTTAGCGGGAAAGAACATGACAGAAGATAATCCTTCCGCATGGGGAATTTATAAAGGTAAATTGCCGATTTCAGTTAGTGCAGGATTGTCTAAGATAGAAGGAACGCTTGGAATGTCTGGTGATTTAGCAGAATTAACATTTGAATATGCTACACCGATGCCAAAAATAGAAATACCCGATGATGCATTTAATGATGTTGTAGATGTTAAGGCGTTTTGGGGAGATGGATTTTCAGTAGAAGACTATCGTTTCTTAGAAGGAGAATATAACAATTTCAAGAAAACCAATAAAGCCGATACATATCCAGAAATCGTATTACTGAGAGAAGTGTGTTATAAATTATTATCAATGAAAAACCAAAGAATGGAACAAAAATCCACTGCGGTTCTAGCAAAAGAATTGCAGGAATTAATGAAGAATTTAGCAATTTCTCCAAGCCAACTCAATGCGGCAAGTGCTGGAAAACAAATGGAAACATTTGGTCAATGGATAAAAGATATTGAAAATAATAAACCCGCTGATTTCTTTCAAGATAAATCCATCTATGCAGATATTGACGATATTGAAGCATATGCGGAAGAACATATTACCAGACCGTTGAAGAACTTTATTACTGGTTCAAGAGACTTTGGTGCTGACGATGTTGGCGCATTAAGTGATTCAGATGAAGAAGGTGAATAATGCCATCTTATGATAATTTTCAAGACGATAATACAAAGTACGCAAATTCTCAGGATGTTTTTAAAAGACCGAATGTAAACATAATAGAAAAAAATTTTGATGAAGAAAGACAACAAAACTTGATGAATTGGATTACATTTTATAGAAGAAATATGCATAGATTTGTTGAACATTATTTTGGCATAAAACTTTACTTCTATCAAATAATCTGGTTTTACCTAATGAGTTCAAGAGATTCTTATGTTGCTATCTGTAGTCGTGCGGCGGCTAAGACTTGGCTACTGGCTGTGTTGGCATTAGCCAGAGCAGTCCTATATCCAAATAGTGAAATCGTTGTGGTAAGTTCTACCAAAGAACAGGCGGGTATTATTGTTTCAGATAAGATAACAAGTATGAGAAACGATTATCCAAATGTAGCCAGAGAAATCAAGAATATAACTACAAACATGAATAAATGGCAAGTTGATTTTCATAATGGAAGCGTAATTAAAGTTGTTGCTTCACGTGATAGCGCAAGAGGAAAAAGAGCTACTTTTATTATTTACGAAGAATTTCGATTGATTGATAAAGAAGTTATTGACTCGGTTATTCGTCCATTTGCCTATATTCGTCAAACCCCATATCTAAAGATAAAGGAATATATGGAACTAGGTGAAGAACCTAAAGAAGTATTTATTAGTTCTGCATATCACAAAGGATTATGGTGGTACGAAGAAACCAAAAAGAATATTAAAGATATGCTTGCTGGTGGAAATGCTGGATTTATAGCATTGGATTATAGTGTTGCTTTGAACCATCACATAAAAACAGCAAGACAAATTAGGAACGAAATTTCAAAGATGGATGAAATTACAGCTTTGGAAGAATATTACAATATTCCATTTGGTGAAAATGCAAGTTCTTACTTTAGATTGAGAATGTTTGAAAGAGGTAGAAACCTAAAGCAAGCATTTTATCCACAAAGGGATGAAACATATAATGCAAAGAAAAATCCATATAACATTCCACTTACAGAAGGCGAAATAAGATTGGTTTCTTGTGATATAGCCCAACGTGCAGGAAAAGCAAATGACTTGTCGGTAACTTCATGCATTAGACTTCTACCTACACATAAGGGATATATGAGAGAACTTGTATATATGGAATCTTTTTCTGGAGAAAACTCAATCAAGCAATCACTCCGCATAAAACGGGTATTTCATGATTTTGAAGCCGATGTTCTTGTGCTTGATATTGCTCAAAGTGGTTCTACGATGTATGACCAATTTGGAGTTATAACAAAAGATGAAGAGCGTGGTATTGAATACCCCGCTATGACAACCATGTGGCATGATAGCATGGACGATAAGACTTACGAAGAACTAATAAATAGGACTTTGGGTTTGAATGCAGTTCCAAACATTTTCCCAATCACTGGTTCTGCAAAACTAAATAGCGAAATAGCTGTTCAAATGAAAGACAAATTGCAGAAAAGAATGTGGGGATTTTTAGTAGATGAAATCAAAGGTGAAGATTATTTGATAAAAACATCTAAGGGTGAATTTATGAAACACGATGATTTAGATGTTCGTTCATTCTTTATGAATCCTTATATACAGACAAGCCTATTTATAAATGAATCTATTAATTTGTCTATGGTACTAAGTGCGGCAAATATTAAATTAGAAGAAAGTCCCGGAGCAAGAAAAGACCGTTATTCAAGCGTAAGCTATGCG